CGGCTTGATCCCGTCTACATCCACGCACCGTGCCGTAGTCACGGCAGCGGACATGTCGCCGAACCCCGACGCCTGCTTCGTGAGCGGGCTCGTCGGATCGACTTGAATCCAGAGCTCGATGGGGGCGAGAAACCCGCGCAAGAACCCCGTGTCGTAGCAGTCGAGACACCGACCCGTGCGCTTCGAAGCCAGCACGGTGTTGCGGCAGTTCGTGCACTTCTGCCCGAAAGTCCGGGTGGGTAGCAGCCAAGCACGACGGCCTGTGAACTCCCGGATGAGGAGCCCCATGTGCCGACGGACTTCCTTCGTGATGAGGTCCGCTTCCGGCTGGGCGTCCACCACATCGGAGTACGTGACCTCCCCACTTGGGGTGTGGGTCACGCGGATACGGTAGAACATCGTGCGGGTTGGCGACGCCAACGGAAGCGTGGTGTCCCGAAATCGGTACCGGTCGCGGAACGGATGGCTGAGCTCGTCCCAGGGGCCGGCCTGCGACTCCGAGCGCTCGATCACGAACGTGTAGTCGTACACATCCTCGGTGGTGTCCTGGATCTCCCAGGCCAAGGTGTACGTCCTCACGTCGAGCGAGCGAACTCGGAGTCGCTGGACCTGAATCACTTGAGCTCCGCGTTGTGCAGCGGATGGTAGGGTTCGCCCTTCAGCAGGTGCCGGATGTTGGACTCGACGCCCATGCCGGCTTGTCCGCCGAGAACGCCAGCCACCAACGCGGACCTACCGGGGTGGTCTGCGGCGATTTGTGCGAGGTTCGACTGATGCTTGAGGTGGGCCAGGGCCATGGCGTGGGAGAAGCCCTTGCTGTCCGACTGCTCCATCTTGCCGATGAGCTCGTCGATCTTCGCCCGCTCCTTGCTGGCCAACAACACCGACCCCGCCCCGGCCAGGGCTCCGATGCCACCGCCCAAGAGGCCGTGGGGGAGACCCGCCACCTTCGGAGGACCTGCCTCGCCCTGCCCGCCAGGCGGAGGTGAGCCGCCTTCTGCCGGGACGCCGGGCTGTTGACCCGCCGCCGCGGCTTCCTGCTCGGCCGCGGCCTGGTCTTGCATGGCGAGCTCGTCCGACGCGGCCTGGTCGGTCGCGGCGGACTCTCCCCCCGTCAGCGGGGGCGACGGCATCTGAGCCAGGGACTGCAGCTGCTCCTTCATCATCTGGTGCGCCTGGGACAGGTTCGACGTGAGCTGCATCTGCTTCATGAGCTCATTCGACTTCTGCACGACCGACCCCATCGCCCCCTCCGTGGTGGCTTGGGCGGTGGCGATCGTGTCCTGCTGCATCTGGGTCTGCTCCTGGAGCTGGCCCACGCTCTGCTGCAGCTGCTGGACTTCCTGGTCCTTCGACTCGAGCTCCGCGTGCGCCGCCTGCAGCTGGCTTCGAAGGTACTCGGACTCCTGGGCCTCTTGCTGCATCCGCGCTTGCTCTTCCCGGGCGATGTACTCCGCGACGGCAGGGTCAGGCTCGTGCACGAGGGCGTTCGCCGTCTTGGCCCACCCCTGCATCATCCGGGTGAACGGGTCGGAGGCTTCCTTGGCCCCCCCTTGGCCCCCATTTTTTGTCTGGTGCACTAGTAGGCCTGCAGCGCCAGCCGTGGAGCCAAGGACACCGAGCACCTTTGCACCCCCTTCAATTCTGTCGCCGACCAGGCGGTCCGCGTCCCCCTTTAGTGCCCTGGCCTCCAGACCTTCGATTCTACCTTTCTGAAAGTGGTCCGCGTGCCCTTCTCGGGCAATCACGTATCGTTTGCTGGAGGTGTCGTTGGACCGGGCCATTCCACGCCTCAGGAGCCCAGCCTTGTCGAAATGCCTATCCGATTTGGCAGCAGCTCGGCCCGAAGCTTCGAGTAGCGCTTCCCGACTCTTTCCGCCGATCACTTTCTTCCCGAATTCGACTGCCTTCTCCTTGAGCGATGCCTCCTTCACGCTGGGGTGTCGCTTCGGATGATTCCAAGAGCTCTTGGCATCCTTGGGGTTTCGGCCACCGAGCTCGAACGACTCCCCCAGACCCTGGGTGAGCTTCTGTGCGTCGGCCAGGATGCGGCCCGCCGGGCGCATCTCTTCCGCCACGTCACCGAGGCATGCCGCCTCTTTCGAGTGCTCCCGGTAGAAGTTCGTGGCGTCACGGTCCTGCCCCACGACCTTCCCGAGAGCTCCACCGAGCGACCCACCGAGCGCCCCTGCCCCAAGCCCCGCGGCCAGGCGGACGGGGATCGACTCCTTGCGAGCTGCCATGGCTCCCGCCAGTGCACCCGCACCCGCACCGGTGAGCTTGCCGAGGAGTTGACCGTGGCGTTCACCGGAGGTGTACCTGTCCGAGGTGAACCCCGAGGAGAGGTTCGCGATGGCGCGCTGACGCCCCGTCTCGACGTTCTCTTCGTCGGTACGGAACGCAGCCTTCTTGATGTGCCCCAAAGCGGCTTCGAGTCGGAGGTTCCGTCCGACCTTCACACCGTTCATGGCGAGCTGCTCCCGCACATCCCCGTCGTTCCGCTCGATGCTGTCCATCATCGCGGGGGAGATGCTTGGGCCCTTCCCGTACTGCTTGAGGAGGTGCCCCCGAGTGGCGCCCCCCGCGGGGATGAGCGTGCCGTGGTTGTGCGCACCGAGCTCGATCGCCCCACCGCCGCCAAGCGCAGCGGGGGAGAACATCGTGAGGTGCTTGCCGTGCCCCTTGGCGGCATGGAAGTCCCCGTCCATCTTGCCCTGGAGAGCCATGGCGAGCTCGAGCTGGGACGGCTCCGACTTCACAGCGAAGGCGTTGCCGTCGCGCGCCGTACCTTCCCCGAGGTCGTACGTACGCGCAGCGGTCTTGATCCACGCCATCTTCACCGGATGCTGACCCGCAGCCGCACCCTGCAGCGCCGGAGGGGCCTGCACGGGGGCATGCTTCCCGGTGGCGGCAACTGCGCCCACGGTATTGGCCTGCTTCGGTACGGACTCCGCAGGGGCGGGGGGCGGAGGGGGGCCAGCGGGTTGCACCGCGCTCGTCGCCGGGGTGTCCGGGATGTGCTGCCACATGTCGTCGAGGTGGTGCTGGTCCCGCGACAGCATACCCTCGAGCTCGTACTGCGAGGGGCTGCCCTCCACCAGGGGGCGGAGCTCGTTGAGCGCGGCGATGCTCTGCTCCTCCAACGAGGCCAGCGTTCGCACGATGGTTTGGGTGTCCGTGGCGGGCGGCGGGAGCTGGATCTCGCCGAAGTCGGTCGGGCCTCCGAGGACCGAGCACCGGCGGATGAACCAGTCGGCGTCCTCGAGGTGGTGCTCGGAGTGCTCTTTGAAGTGCTCGCCGAGAGCCGTGTTGGCTTCCCCGCGGAGCGACTCGGAGTAGACGCGGTAGGCCATCGCCAGCGAGGTCTTGAGGTTTGCGAGCTGGGCGTACATCGGCAGGACCTGCTCGGGAGGCGGAGCTGCAGCGGGCGCAGGTGCTTTCGCATCCTCCGCCGTCTTGAGCCCACGGAAGTACTCGGCCATGTCGATGAAAGGGATGTTCGAGCTCACGGGGTCACCTCGTAGATCACGCATTGAACCGCACCGCTACCGTCGCCCAGGATTTGGAGCAGGCACGGGGCGGAGGGGGTGGCAGTCGCCGGCGGAAAGATCGTACCGTCCGCAGCCGTAGCGGTGCTGAGCCCGAAGAACGCCGCAGCGGTCGACGTGTGGGACACGGTGACCCCGTTGGTCGGGTTCTTCTCGACGAGATGGATGTTGGCCCCCCGCATGGACAGCGCCAGTGCCGGGATGGCTGCCGCGATCTGCTCCAAGATCTGCTTCATGGTCATCGCGCCGTTGGGCTCGGAGCTGGTGAAGGTCACGGTCACACTCGAGGGTTGCGTGAAGATGAGCGTCTTCCCGACGAGCCCGTACACGAGCGCGCCCAGCGAGGGGCACGCGATGACCACGCCACCGTTCAGGAACGTCTCGGCGTCCTCTTGGGCGGCAAACTTCTTGATGGAGATCTTCGGCATGGTGTGGCCCTCAGAAGAGGAAGTAGCTTTGGTTCACAGCCCAGAGCTCGGTGTACACGCCTGCGTGCGAGGCGTCGAGAAGCTGGCTGATGTTCATGGACACTTTCACAGCGACCTTTCGCTGCTCGGTGATCTGACGAAAGAGCTGCAGCCAGCTCTGGAGCATGGGCGTCTTGTTGTTGACCCCCACGGAGAATCCGCCGTTGCTGTAGTCGATGTGGTTTCGGGTCTGGAGTAGCCCGACACTTTCGATCAGCGAACACGTGACCATTCGCAGCAGAAGGTACTGGTGCCCCTGTGCCAGCAGGTCCTCGAGGGACACCTTCCGGATGAGGGGAGGGGTCCCGTTGAAGTCGGACAGGGCGTCCAAGATCGCCCACAGAATCTGTCGGTTGCTGGACTCCGTGCCGGCGACCAGGCGGTTGAGCTCGGGGTAGTCCCGAGTGAACTCCCGTACCAATGCAACGAACGCCCGTGTGGTGGGGGTGATGCCGGGAATACCCTCGAGCCCGTCCGCCATGGTCAGCCCTTCGCCTTCTTGCGTTCCTTCGCCACACGATACCAGGCCGGCTGGCTCCCGACCGCCACGGCATCCGCCGCCACGAGGTCAGGTAGTTGCCGCTGAAGGAGCTCGTCGTCCGGGACCACCAGCTCTTGGCCGGGCGCCAGGATGTAGCGCCCGACCGTCACGGGAATCCCGACAAACCCGCGCTCCGTCGACGTGGGGCTTGCCACGTCCGTGAGGCAGAAAAGTCGGATCTGCTTGCTCATTTCTTGCCCTTCTTCTTCGCCAGGGGCGTCTCGGGCGCAGTGTCCTCCGCCGGGGCGGCGTCCACGCCCTTGTCCGGGAACATCCCGACCAACGACTCGTCGTCACCTTCCGTTGCCGGAGGCGCAGGAGGAGGAGGAGGCTCGGGCGAGGCATCCTCCGCCGCGGTGTCTCCCGCGTCATGCGAAGCCGGGGGCGGCGCCACGGGCATGGTGAAGTCCGCAGGAGGCTCGGGCTGCGCGGGGTCCTGCAGCGTCACCTTGTCCCAGGTGGGGGTCATGTCCCGTGCAGCGGAATCCATCGGGAAGTTGGGCTCGGGCGGGTCCACCACCACGGGAGCCGCCGCCTCGACGTTGTCCTGCTCGAGCAGCCCTTGGACCGCAGTCAGGACGTCCGAGCTCCCCGAGAGGCGCACGTAGCCCTCCCGCACCAAGTTGGCGAAGAGGGCATGATGGGTGCGGAACGCCGAGAACGGGACGGCGACCGATCGCCCCGGGACGCAGCGCACCTGCGTCGGCGGGAAGTGGAAGTTGGTCTCCCGCGTGCGGCCTCCGTAGGGGAGGTGGGACACGTTCTCGACGGTCACCGTCGCTTGGTCGAGCGGGTCGGGTTGAACTGCGGGGGACTCTTGGGTCGTGAGCTCGTCGGTCATGTGGGTACTCTACCAGGAAATGGGTGGGAGAAAACGAACGGGCGAACTACCGAAGTAGCTCGCCCGCCGTGCGTTGGACCCGAAGGGCGGGTCAGTACAGCTGGATCGAGGGGAAGTTGAGCCCCTGCGCGACCCGGTTGTTGAGCGCGCCGATGGACGCCTCGGGCACCGGCGTGACGCTGGCGAGGATGCCGTTGGTGTTCACCGTCGTGGCATCGCCCGAGTACGACTCGAGCTTCACGATGCTGGCGATGTTCGCGAGCACCATGCCGATGTTCTCCCAGACCTGGAACGAGATGATGTTGTACTTCTTGTCGATCCAGAACTTGGGCTGGTTCAGGATGAACATCTTCCCGAAGAACTTCGGCGCCGTGTAGAGGTACACGTTGCCGTTGCGCAGGATGTCCGTCTTGATGGTGCGGACGAGGCGGACGCCGAGGAGCTTGTTCTGCTTCCAGCCCTCGACCGCGGTGTCCGAGGTGAGCTGGAGGCCGAGGTCCTGGATGGTCCAGGTGTCGGTCGACGTGAGGTCCGACTCCGTGATGAGCATGCACTCGTACGAGAGGCGGCGGCTGAGGATCGCGCGCTTCAGCTTCGGGATGTCCTGGCGCTGGATGGGCATCGCGACCGCGTTGTCGACCGTCTGGGCGAGCGCCATGTCCGACTTGAAGACGGAGTACTGGACGACCGAGTTCGCGCGGACCGCGGTGGAGGTGAGCGCGACGACCGACCCGCCGTTCGCTTCCGCCTGGTAGGCCTGGACGGCCGCTTCCTGGTGGATGCAGAACTCACGGTCCTCGATGTCCTGGAGATCCTTGAGGCTCTGGTCCTCGAAGATCTTGGTGATCGGGTACCGGTAGGCCATGAGCTCCTCCTCGCTCTTCTGGATGTTCTCCGAAGAGATCTTGAAGAAGCCGACGGCGAGACGGGGCGCCGAGATGTAGTTGATCTCCGGCTGACCACGGAAGCTCATCGCGAGCGCGCGGGTCCGGGGCTCGACTTCCACGACCTTGTAGATCGTGTCCTGGGTGAGGCTGACCTGCACCCCGGGATCGCCCGGCTTGACGTCCTCGACGTCGAGGATCTGACGGACGAACGCGCTTTCGCGGAGACGGTCGCGGATGAAGTCGTCCGTCGTGGCGGCGATCTTCTCGCGTCCCTCTTGGGTCGCGACCTTCTGGATGAAGGCCTGGTTGAGGGAAGTGACGGGGATGGCAGTCATGATTGGATTCTCCTTGCTGATCGATTTGCTACGACGCCGCGAACCGATCAGGGTGCGACGGCCACGATTCCGAGACGGCCCCCGTTGTTCGCCGGGAGCTTGCTGACGCGGGCGACGATGATGTCCGACGCGCCAGCGCCGACGAGGCCCGAGTAGTTGCGTCCACCGAGGGTGATGGTCGCGACCTTGAGGGGCTGGTCCATCGCCGTGATGGCCGCACCACCACCGACGACCGCCGCCGCGTCGAAGATGCGGGTGTCCGCCTCCCACGAGCCGAAGCGGATGCCCGTCATCTTGCGAATCGCCTGCGTGTCCGAACGTCCGGGCTCGTTCCAGAGCGGGAACGACTTCACCGTCGCCGGGTCACCCGCCGACGCGACGTTGGTGGCGCGGACGAGAAGTCGCGCGTCGGTGAGCCGCACCCACTCCCCGTCGACGAGGCACGTCGAAAGGCGCGGGTCGAGAAGGGTGGCGTCCGCGAGGGGGTAGTCGCGGGTCTGAACCATGAAGAGGTCCGACTTGATGTCGAAGTTCGGGCGCTGAGCGGTGGTGGACATTGAGAAACTCCTTCGAGATTTTGAATCGGCGGAGCGACGCTACGCCTACAGGTGCTGCATCACTCCAAGATGGCCGCTTCGAGTCGCTCCATCGTGGTCGTTCCCTTCCCCGGGCGGTCGCCCAGGGACGCGATCTTCTCGCCCATGTTCGGGCCCACCCACGACAGACCCTCTCGGATCGTCGCGAGCTTGTTCTGGGAGGCCGCCTTGCGGAGGTCCTCCAAGAGCTCGTCCGGGTCACGCCCGCTATCGAGCCCGCGGTCACGGATCTCCGAGGCCACCTTCTGGACCTCGTCTTCCGCCATCATGGCCAGCGCCTTCTCCTTCCAGAAGTCGCGTTCGGACGCGACCTTGCGAAGGGCCACGGGGACTTCCCGCAGCGTGGCCTGGACGGCAGCCTGGCTGATTTTCGTGGGCATGATCACTTACCTTCCGCGAGTTGGCTGAGAAGCGCGCGAGCCTCGTCCGACGCGGACGCCGTCTTGTGCGAGAACTCGGGGACGTCGTGTTGGTCGTTCATCGGCTGCGAGAAGTAGTTTCGCATCGACTCACGTCGTTCGGGAAGAGTCTTGCGGTTCGAGAACTGCACCGCACTCTCGTTGGTCGGGAGGTGGTTGCCCGAAGCGTTCGTCGGCTTCTGGTCGACATCCGTGACCGTGGGCTGCGGGTTGCTGCTCGGAGGCGACTGCTGGAAGGACTTGCCCTCCGCCATCTCCACGAGCGACGCACGTTTGTTGGAGAGGAAGGTGGCGAGGCCTGCCTTCTTCTCGTTGCTCATGGCCTTGTGAGCCGCGAGCCCCGCACCCGCCGTCGTAGCCGCCGCACCGATGCCGGCTGCCGCGCGGGCACCGACGACCTTCTTGTGCTCCGGCGAAAGGCGAGTCACCTCGTGTTCGATCTTTCGCACCGGGTCCTGGATCTTGGACGCCTTGTCCTTCAGCGCGTCGAGCTTCGACCCGGAGAGGAGCTCCTTGCCGCGCTTGAGGCCAGACTTGATCTTCTCGACCGCGCCCGCGAGCTTCTCGGGATCGACGCTGGCTTCCTTCTTGCGCTTCTTGGGTTCGTACACCGACTTCGCCGCACCCGCACCGAGCAGACCGCCGACCATCCCGCCCGCAGTGAGGCCGTGCCGATGACCAGCCGCGGAATCATCCGCTCGCCCGTGGCGCCCCTGGTGACGGAGGAAGAAAGCATCCGGCCCATCCAACACGGTGTTTCCGACGTCCTTCGCACTATCCTTCGCCTTCACGGCCTTGTCTTTGACCTTGCCGGCGACCTCTTTGGCTTTGTCACCAGCTTTGCCCGCAGCGTCACGCGCTTTGTCTCCGGCTTTTCCGGCGACTTCCTTCGCCTTGTCGCCAGCCTTGCCAGCTGCGCCACGCACCTTGTCGGCCACGCCCTTGAGCTTGTCCGCCAGGCCAGCCACCTTGGCGTCGTCTTCCGCGGCCTTCTTCTCGTTGCTGCCCATCGCCTTGTGGGCGGCCATACCGGCACCCACGCCCGCAGCTCCGACACCAGCAACGCCGAGCGCCGCTTTGCCGAGGGTACGGTTGTCGACGCCCTGCACCTTCTGAAGGTTCCGCGCGATGGCCGCACCCGCACCGGTGTTGTGCTTCGAGGCGAAGTCGGCCGCGCGCGTCGCGCCGCGGGCCACCGTGTCACCGATGCTCTCGAGGGCTCCGGCTTCTTTGAGCTCGACCTCGGGGAGGATCTCTTCCACGGCGGAGGCGAGCTTCTCGACGAGCTCGGTCGAGTACGAGTCGTCCATCGGCTGCGACTCCGACGCCATTTTCTCGGTCCCCGCCAGACGTCGGGACTCCGCGGCGAGCTTCTCGTGGTGAGCGGACGACTCGAGGGCCGCGGCGACGAGGTCCTGGGTCAAACGGCGGGCTTGGTAGTTCATCATGGCCTCGGAGGATGGTGGCGGAACCCCGCCGAAAGAAACTGGGATGGAGAGGGAGGGGAAGGGGGCCCGAAGGCCCCCTCCGGGTGGGTCAGCGGTAGCCGGCCGCCACGAGGAGCTCGAGCGCGCGCGCCTGGACGCGCTCCTCGTAGGTGCCCGAGGCGAGCTTCGCCGTCTCCGGCGCGCCGAGGGTCAGGAGCGCGACGAGGCGACGCTCGGTGTCCTCCGGGTCGTACCCGCCCTGGTCGTACGCGATCTTGACCGCCGCCTGGGCCGCGACCTTGTCGATCGCCGAGATCGGGGTCTCGACGCGGCGAAGCGTCGACTGCCGGGTCGAAGCCTCCTTCTTGGCCTCCTCCTGCGCACGCTCCGAAGCGATCTTCTGGAGCTCCTCGTCGAAGGCGCGGGCCATCGAACGGCCGAGGGCTTCCGACATGGCGTACGAGTCGGCCGCCTGCTTCTCCTTGGCGAACTCCTCCTTCGCCTTCTCCTCGTCGTCGTCCTTCTTCTCGGACTTCGGCTCGTCCTTCTTGTCGTCGTCCTTCTTCTCCTCGTCCTCGGCGGACTTCTCGGAGGTGAAGATGGCGTCCCAGAGCATGCCGTGCTGCTCCTGCGAGAGGTTGTCGAAGTCGACGCCGTTGGCGGCGCAGTACTCCGACGCGATCTTCACGTAGAGCTCCTCTTGGGCCTGCTTCTCGAGCTCGGCCTCGTTCTGGGTTTCGGTGGCATACGCAGCGAAGAGATCGGAGAGGGACATGGTTTTCTTCTTTCAAGTTTCCGCGCGGTCTTCGGCGAGGTGTCCCTCTCCTACGCGCCGGCTTTCGCCCGAGTGGTGGTAGGGTCGAGGGGTGCCTCTTCCCAGAATGCTGACTGAAGATACTCGACAGTCAGCGGAGAGAACAGCTCGTGGAGAGGGGCAGACCCCAACTTTTGCGCAACAGGCCCGCCATCGACTTCGGAGAGCAGGTGGGGGGCGTGCGGGAGTTGTTGCATGATGGACTGTCGGTACTCCGAGTACCTGGAGCCCATCTTACTGAGTGGCTCGAAAAGATAGGAAGAGGCCACACCCGATTTGTAAGGAGTGGAGTCACCGCCAGAGTAGGCGATGAGGATGCGGGAAGTGAGTGGCTCGTGCAGCGCGGACCGCCTGGCCAAGAATGGCGCAAGCACCCGGAGTAGCTCGGGGATGAACTCCGGAGTGGTCCCCCACGGAGACTCGGCGTCCCCCCTCGGGAACACAAGACCATTGGCGTCGAGGGCATCCGCCAGGCGCCCGTTGCCCTCACGGTGGAGGACGATGCGTTGGAATTCACGAGGACGGAGCACGATACCCAAACCGGACACGGTGGCAAGTGCGGGGCGCTCGGGATGGCGCGCAATCTCGTGCAGCACCTCTCGCGGCAGATCCGACTCCCCACGGAAGGTGTGCCGTACCGCCGAGGGAACGAAGTGGCTCGGGATGTCCGACTTCTGGATCTCTCCGTGCTTGCGGGCTGCAGTCTTCTCCTCCCCGCCAAACGTGGAGTCCCACCCGAGCTTGTAGCTCTCGGAGGGCGTGGAGATTGTCGCCACCGTGCGGATGTGGATCATCGCCTTAGCCGTACGGTCTGCGCCCACGAACACGTACGAGATGTCGAAGAACTTCGGGTAGTGGTTGTGCACGAACACCTTCTTGCCGTCGGGCAGAATGGTGTTCGGCTTCCGGAGCATGTTCTCGCAGTACTCTTTGCGCGTCTTGGCCCACCCGCGGATAGGACTTCGCTTATGGTACTCGGCGACGGCCACACCCTCGTTGGCGTGCACCCGCGGGTTGTACGTCTTCTTGGCAGCCTCGAACGCAGCCCAATCGGCGTGGCATGAGCACAGGTCACCGGGGACACGAGCGCCCATCGACACGTCCGCGTACTCGAGGGCCTTGAGCTTGTCCCAGATCGAGGTGACACCCTGGGCGCGGCAACGCGCCTCGTGGGTCTTCGTGACGAGCTCCACCCGCCGCATCCGAGGGTTCCAAGCGGCAAACACCACGTCCCCAATGGACTTGGCGGGGTCCTGATTCCGGTGGTGAGGGAACACGTGGGCGCCATAGAACGTGGGGAACCCGTACCCCCACTTTCGGCCAACCTCGGCATCCAGCGCGGGATCACCCGCCCACTGGTCGGGCCGGTGGATGAGGCCGGACTCATCGAAATAGTCGGCGTTGGCGTTGCTGCCGAAGTACTCCCCCGCACCGAGCGCATTCACCAGGGTGTAGATCGTCCCGTTCTCCGGGCGCACACCTGCGATGAAGTTCACGACCTCGGGTACGATGAAGGACGCCGTCTTCTCGAAGAAGGCGTCCGTACCTCGTTGAAATAGAGGAAGGACCGCGGGACCGAGCTCCGTGGAACCGGAGAACAGGCACTCTTTGACGATCATCGCGGCCCGAGCCTCTCACCAGTCTCGCGGCTTGTGGGTGTTCCACCGCTCGCCACCGCCCACGCCGGGGCCCATCGGGTCCTTGTGGACCTTCACCTTCATGCGCCCCTCGTGCATGCGCCCCTTCCCGTGGGAGTAGCCCTCACCGGTGACGGTCGTGGGGGTCAACTCGGCGTTCGAGTCGATTGGGATCGGGCCGCGGCGACCTTCCATGGGCCCCTCTTCCCGGGGCATCCGGAATGCGGACGCTGCGTTGGACTGGATCGAGTCCATGAACCGGTTGGGGGTGCGCTTCGACTGCAGCCCGAGCTCGCCGAAGATGCCGCCCGCGACGCCAGGGTTCTCCATGGCTTTCCGCATGTAGGCGCCAGCGATGACGGGGTCGGACGCGAACTCGGGGTTCATGGATCGGAGCGAGTTGTACGCCAGGTTGAACCCCTTGGGGTTGCTCTGGTGGTGCTCCGCCAACTCCGCGTTGGCCTCGAGCATGTTCCGCATGTCGCGTTCCCGGGTCAGCGCCTGATACGCCTTTTGCGCACCCATCGCCACCCCAGTGACAGCGGCAGACGCGATGGCCCCGCCAACTCCGGCCATGGTCGCGTTCCCCACGCCCGTAGCGAAGTTCTGCAGGACCTTGCGGGCCGAGGCTTCCTTGCGTGCAGCAAGGAACTCGTGCACGGCGCCGGTTGCGGACTCGTTGTACTGTGTCAGCAGGTCACGGTACTTGGTGCTCATCAGTATCCACCCATCATGGCGTAGGGGTTGCCGTCCATCTCAGCCGCGTAGTACTCGTTCGTCCCAGGGACGACCGACCTCGCAGCGGACATCACGGGGGAGTTCTTGAGGACACGTCGGTACACCTCGTGACCCGCCACCACGGGGGCAGCGTAGGTCAGAGCTCGAGCCGCGTGCCCGACCGCCTTTCCGTCTCCGCCGAAGAGCGCACGCCCTGCGGCCTCTCCGCCCTTGCCGGCCCAGTCCGCGGTGCTCTTGAGAGCATGCCACCCTTTCCCCACGAGACCACCGGACGCCACCTTGAGCTGTGCCCGGACTCGAGCCTGTGCCCCGGTCAGCTCATCGAGCTCTTCCCGAGCGCTCGCCAGCTTCTCGAGGGAAGCCACGAGGCCATGGAACGACTGGACCAGCGGGTGATCCGGGTCCGGCCGTCCCACGCTCGACGCCTCCTTTCGGAAGCTCTCGGCCACCTCCTCCGAGGTGTGGAACACCTCCGAGGACAAGCGGGGCATGACGGCGAGCATCGCAGACTTGACGTGGCCGTCTTGCCCGAACTGCTGCAGAACGGAGACGATCTCTCCCAAGGAGTGCCCGGCGCGGGTCGCTTCCTTGATGTTCGAGGTGAACTCCTCCACCGCAGGAGCCGCGTAGTGCTGCAGGAGCCCCAACTGCCCCTGCGCCTCGGAGATGGCGTGGGAAAGCTTCGTGTGAACGTCCCAGAGCTCGGCAGTGGATGACGCCAGGCGTGCCTCCACGCTCGCGGTCTTCTCCGCACCTGCACCGGGGAACAGGGCGGCAAACAGCTGCGCCTCCGAGACCTGACCTACGTGATGCCCTTCCGGGGTGATCTGTCCCATCTTCTCGCTGCCTCCCATGTCGGACACCGTGTTGCCACCGTCGTTCAGGTCCCGAAGTACATCCGACGGGTCCGCCGGCCCGGCTTCACCGAAGTCGATGTACTTGTTGACCCCACCCTCTTTTCGGAAGAGGTTTAGGTACGAGTTGATGTTCGCGAACTCCACCACACGCCGCACTTGCTCCGGAGAGAGGCGCGCCTCTTTTACGGACGAGACTACGGCGTCGTGGACAGTGGGGAACCTACCCGCTACCCAATCCGCAGCAGCAGACTTCCCGAAGCACTCCAACTCCGAGCCGCTGACCGGCTTGGAGTGACGTTGCTGACGGTCCAAAAAGTCCGTGAATCTGCTGCTCATCTCTGTACCCCAGGAATACCATGCGAGAACAGCCCAGCGGAAGAAAGTCGAAAAAACTCCTCCTCGACGTGTCCACCGCGCTTCACCTGTCCAGGCAGAACGCCGCAATGCTCGATGGGCTCCTCCGCATCCTTGCCCTGGACGTCACCCCACTCAGTACGGAGGAGGACGAGATCCGTCGCCTTCGGAAGCTGGCTACCGACGGCTGCAAGGGCGGTCACCTCCCGGATGACGTGGCTGAGATGCTCATCAAGTCGTTCGCGGGGGTGACGGATGCGTACTGGAGACTCTCCGCCCTGCTGACGGGGGAATCCCGCCCCTGGGGCGTGTTCATCGAGCTGTTTCGTCGCATGTACATCGCAACGGAAGACCCCGTCCTCCGCGCTCGTCTGCAACACACAGCAAACGTGTGCCGGCAAACGGCCTTTCTCGCGGCTGGTGGTCAGGTGCAACTGGACCACCAGACTACGGACGCGGAGGCGGTGGTCGATAAGGTGAGGGGCATGTACTACCTCAACCTTGAGAAGCACCATCGTCGTAGCTCCAAAGGATCGGCTCGGGGAAAAGCTCACGACGCGGAGTGATGATGTCCGGGCGTGGACGAACCAGCATCGATGCCAGGAAGCAGAACGTGATGGAGTGGAAGCTGTCGTCCGGCCGGTCCGGCCGGTGCTGGTACACGATGATTCGCAGCTTGTCGTTGTACTCCGTGTAGATGTTTCGGATGTCTTGGCCGTAGGGTGTCCCGAATTCTTCCCACCGGGGCAGCTCGAACACGTTCTTCCTCTTGAGCGCGGAGAACATGTCGCTCATGATTTCCGACCGGTTCACGATCCAGCGTCGATTGTTCTTTTCACGAGCGAGCTTGGCTCGAAGACGCACCGCGTACTGGTACTGCTGCACCACCGTCGCCCCAAAGGCATGGATGAGTTGCTTGTTCTGCACGTACCCCGCGCCGTAGTCCACGCCGATGACCTTGACGCGGTACGCCCTACATATGCGGATGATCTTCGCCACTTGGACATCCGGCTCCAAGTCCGCTCCTTCGAACCGGTGGATGAAGAACACGCGGAACCGGTTGTTGACGTAGGTCGCCAAGGTCAAAACCGTGTAGCTCGAGCCGTCCTGCCCCCAGTCCACTCCGGCGAACACGGGCGCATTGTCGGAGATGAGCTGCTTGCGGAACGCCTCGAGCCGTAGCTCGGCCATACTGACGCTGCTGTTGCAGTTCGCTTTGAGCTCCGCGAGCGTAAGGGGCCGGATACCGGAGTCGAACGAGATTCCGAGTACCTCGTTGTAGAACCTGTCCCGGGTGTACTTGCCGTAGTCCGCCAGGATGTCGTCCCACTTTCGCCACGGGACCATCAGCTGGTTGATACGGTACCCCTCGTACTCCGCGTTCGCATTTCCTGCCGCCCACTGGGCCCGCTCGTGTTGCGGGTGGATCTGCTTCCCGCACCGCTCACAGATGAGGAACTTCTTCCCGATGTTTTTCTCGCCGAGGATGTTCCAGTGCCGGCACCCCTCGCAAGGCACCACCCACTCGCACATCGTGGACATCGGCTTACCTAGCCGGGTGACCCCCGACCAGTGGTACTCGATGGGGTTGTCCGCCCCTTTAGGTGTCCCGGCGTACATGAACGTGCGGTGGTTCGCCGGAGCGTGGGAGGACGCTTGCTCGATGACGGGGATGGTGTCCGCGAGGAAGTCCTGGAACTCGTCGAGGATGATCGACCAGGGCGTCGTACCGCGTACCCGGTCCGCGTTGAGGAACGCGTAACGCAGCATGATCTGGCTGCGATTCACGAACTGCTTCTGGAATACGTTCTGGCTGAGGTGCCTGGTGGTGTAGCCCCTCAGAATCTCGCTCGTCTCGATGGGGTCCTTGATACGGTCCATCGAGAACGTCTTGGACTGCAGAGCGGACGGCGACACGTATAGCGTCTTGTGCCCAGGAATCAGGCAGCTCCGCCCGATCGACTTGTTCCCAAGGGACGTGCTCTTCTCCGTCTGGCGGGCGCAGATGAGGAGGATCTTCTTGGCGGACGTGTCGTAGATCCGAAGCATGTGCCGCCGACCCTCGAAGGAGAACGGCGCGAACTCTCCGGTGTCACCCGAGGGCAGACGGAACGCGAACTTGGTGAAGTCGGACAGCTTGAGAGGAACCGTGCTGCGGAATCCGGCGTCTTCCTCCTCCGAACCGTCGTAAAGCCACTCGATGGGCTCGGGCTCGGGGAACCATACCTCGCCCTCGTGGATGCGGCGCATCTCGTCGTCCGAGAGAAGCTGGACCTCCTCGTCTGCGTCGTCCAACGTGTCAGAAGCTGAGAAAGGCTGGCTCATCCGAGGTATACTCCGGAGATGGTCCCGTTCCAGAATGAGGTGGAAGCCGCACTACTCTCCGCAGAGCGTGCTGGGGCGGAGTTCCTCCCCGCTGGACGGTACGCCAGGCAGGGGGAAGACGGGGGAGGGGAGTACGGGTTCGTCGTACGACGGACGTGCAACACCAACACGCTTCGCGCGGTACTGCGTGACCATCTCCGGGAAGTTGGGGTCAAGCTGCGCACGTGGGACATCCGGCTGGTCAACCACGCCTGGCAGGTGGGGCTAACCGTAGGTCCATGGCCGCGTCCAACGCATCAAAAAACCTCTCGCGAAGAGCCTCCACCCCAAGACCCCGCCCAAACCCGTACGCCCGAAGCCACCAAGAGCTGAGCTCCTCGGTCCACGCCGCACGGAACCTGGACGGGTCGGGGTGCCATTCTCGTAGAACACACGTCTCGAGCATGGGCCCGAATTCTTGGGCCCAGACCCTCAAGTACGTGCTGTCCTCTGAGCTTGGGAAGAAGTGGATGGTCACGTCACCCGTGTACTCACAGATGTGGTACTCCGCCTCGAACGTCGTGTACCGGTTGTCCCACTTGAACTGGGGAGCCGTGACGTTGTCGATCCCGTGAGCGCCATCTGCGGCGAGCTGGGCCAAGTCCTCCGCCGAGGCGACGCGCTCATTAAGGTACTTCACCATCGTCCTCACCATGGCCCTGCAAGAGACTGTCGGGGAGCAGCTGCGTCGTGTGGTCCCCACCCGTCAACGAGTGAATACCAGGCACGGGGTCACTCGATACCTCGATGGCGAACGCGTTGATCTGACGTGCGAGAGCCTCTTCCGGCGGCGACATGTTGGAGATGACTTCCCGCACGTTCTTGATGCTCGACGACCACTGACCTACTCGCTCCGCATCGAACGGTCCGGTCCCCGACGCGGATTCGAGCAAACGTAGCGCCAGCATCTTCTCGGCCGTCTCCAACGCCTTCCGGGTATCGAGCTTGTTCGGCAGCATCCCCATGCGCATTTGCGCCACCAGTGCAGTGTACGGGGAGGACGGCAGGGACGAGGCAATGTGCCGAGGATCCCCGTGCATCGCCTTCCCAAGCGCCTCGAGGTGAGTAACCGCGTCATGATCCCGGGTGATAGGGGACCCGTCCGGTGCCCGTCCGGTCACCACCGGCTTCATGCTCGTCGTCTTCCACCGCAGGGATAGCAGCGCGCGAGTCTCGGTAGAGTCGACCAGGGTCAAGTCCCAGAAGAACTTCAGGTACAGCCGAAGGGATTCCTCCGTGCACTGAATCCCGTACTTCGAGGTGACCTGGTCTGCCACCACACCCGTCGGAGCCCCAAGCAGCGCCATGGACTCGACAAACTCCTTGGCGCGAGGGGACTCCAGGACTTCCCACATCGCTTTGGTGTCCAAGCTTTGCTGGAAGAGCTCGTAGATCCCAAGCCGCATCAACGTCGCCTGCGACTCCCAATGCCGGGGGTCCTGAGGCGCAAAGCTCATGGGCAGCTCGAGGCTCAGGGACAACCGCCGCAGGTAGTCCTCCCCGACCGAGTCGATCTGCTTCAGCTCACACAGCTCGAGGACGTACTGGATGCTCTGAGTACTGGGGAGGCAGAGCAGGTACTTGAGGTACCGCTCTGCCGGGCTGCGACGGATCACCCCTTTTAGTTATTCCGAAATGCGATGACCTTCAAGCCATCGATCACTTCCTCGAGGGCACGCACGCACTTCTCCACCGGGGTGGGCGACACCTGGCGAAGCCCCACACGTGCCGCAATCAGGAGCTCGCACAGCTTGCTCTGTACGCTTTCCAGTTGCGGCAGGTACGACATGTACGTGGCCTCGTTGTCCGGGGTGATGAACCCGAGGGAGAGGACGGTGTCCACCGCTTGGGGGTCGGGGATGTCCTCCGCTTCTTTGACCAGGATGCGTCGGAGCTCGGATGCCACCGGCGCCGCAGTCTTCTCCGCCGCCATCACTTGTCGCGGGCGGGGGTGGGCTGCCACGAAGGTCGTCTGGTTTCCCGCCAGGGACGAGGCGATCTTGGTGGAAGCCTCTTCGAGCCGGACGCCCGCTCGAGCAAGCTCGAACAGCGCTCCGTCGTAGTCGTACCGCTCCCGCGCCCCCGCCTCTTTCGTGCCGACTACCGGGGCCAACTCAATGTTGGTGGACGAGCTCGCCCGAATTTCGACTCCGAGCTGTGCACTCTTCGCGAGGGCTGCAGACTCCTCCGAACTGAGCAGGCTCGTCGTGTCGGATTGCCCGAAGGGCACGAACTTCGCACTCGGCGGGAGCTCCACTGTGGCCTGCTCCCCATCCGCCTTCTCCACGAGGAAACCGCCGGGTAGGTGCCCCAGCACCTTGAGCGGGATCGTCATGGTGGGGCCGTCCGGGCCGTCCGGGATGTACCACGCACCCATGCCGCCGGGCTCCCCAGTAGGGGGCTCGGTGACGTCCCCCGCCCGCACTCCGACGATGTCAGGCTGGTACGCGGTGATCGATCCGTTCAGGAACAAGGCGCTCGGCACCGCCTTGCCACTCGTCGGATCGAGGAGGTTCGGGAACACGAGGCCCGTCACCTCTTTCCCCTGGAGGTCCATGACCTTGTACGTGCCCGCCTCGGTGATGACCGAGGCCTCGGGCTCGTCGGCAGGAGCCTCGGACTCCGACGTGGCCCCAGTGACAGCCCCCGCAGTGTCGACCTCCATCGCGATCTTGGCGCCGAGGAGGCTCACCAGCTGTCGCCGGTCGATCACGGACTCGGAGACACCTCCAGTGACGTCCGCGACTTTCAGCACGTAGCCGTCACCATCGTCCAGTTGGCGCACCTGCCAGACGTCGATCTCCGGACGGTCACCCGCGGTCTTCTCCGGGTCCGGCGCGAACTCGAACCGGGTGATGGCCGCCACGGCTTGGGCAGCTGCCGCGTTCTTTTCGGTCAGTCCCACGAGCAGGGGGGCCACCTCGATGACGAGCTCGGGCGGAACCTGGGACTGGATCGCCTCGAGGAGGGACGCGGACTTCTGCAGCTGCTGCTTGATGGACGGACCGGCGGGAGCCTTGGGATTCGACGAGTTGGGGATGCCGGCGTTCTTCTTGGCTTCGAGGGCCGCCTCGATCTGCTCCCGCAGCTTTGCCGAGCTCTCCGACGCCATCTTGCCCACGAGGTGCATGTCGCCGCCGGCGCTACCCGCGGAGATCGCGCCCAGGTTCTGGCGGTACGGCGGATAGAGCTGCGACATCAAGCTGCGGTCGGCAGGGGGAGTCGCCGTCACGTCGAACATCTGGGGGCGGAACAGCGCCTGACGGAGACGGGACTCGGTCAGGGGCAGCATCACCGCATCGGAAGTGACCAGCGTGTCGAGCGGGTACAGCTTCCGCTCTTTCACGATGAGCGGGATCCGGACCTTCTGAACTCCGGAGAAGGACTCGGCCCCAGGTCGGGGGGTGACCTCGGACCGCCCGCTGACGGTCACGTGCCCGAAGGCGTACCCGAGCTCGGCGTCCATGCGGCTCATCTCGACGTCGAGGTTGTAGTCCGCGACGTAAGGGAGCTGCTTGTGCACCTCCCGGAGAATCTCTTCCGGCCAGCTCTCCGTGTGCTCCGACAAGGGCACCAGCGCCGCCGCCTCCTTCACGAAGGAGGGGATGTTGTACACGGGCTTCGGGAGGTAGAGGTTTCGCATGGGACTCACCGAGTATAGATGCGATTTGTGGAAAAGGTCACGTCACAAGCACAGCACGCAGACTAGCCCAGGCAACCGGGCTTTTCGTGAAGATGACCACACCGTACGTCATGTCGAACGCGTTGATCGTGGTGGGGCCATAGCTCATACCGTTGGCAGCGTCGAACTGGAACTGTGCAGCAGCTTGGTCCAGGCGCATGTCCTCCCAGCTCGCAACCAGTAGTGGCCCCGCAGACAGGTTCAGCCTGGCGAGGAACTCGATCGCAGGAATCTTGAGGGCGATCGCCGCCTGGATTACGAGCTCCAGTCCGCCGAGCCGCGCACTCAAAGCGGCAGAGAACGAAGCGTTGGCACTCAACTGGAGGGACACGTCCAACGAGAACGAAATCTGCCCAGACAGTGCCAGTGCGATCTGCGCCTGCAACGTAGCAATCGCACTGAGGGCCAGCGAGAACCCGATGAACGGGTTCGACAAGTTCAGCCCGATGTCGAGAGATGCCTGAAGCGCGGCACTCAGCTGCAGGGAGAAGTCAGCGTGTAACGCACCGATGCCGATCGAGCCGTACAGCATCAAGTCGATCTGCGCCAGGAGTGGGCCGAGTAGGCCAACCGCGGCGAACAGCCCGACGTTGACCGACCCGATGTCTCCCCCGAAAACTGCGCCGTTGTACATCGTTACGCCAGAACCGTGGGTGAGCCAGTGATGATGATCCCGTTGAGGATCATGGGGACGGGGGCAGCCACCATCGGGGTGAACGGGAACGTAAGCCTGACCATGCTGCCCTGAGTCGCCACGGGCTTAGCACCCGGCCCCAATTTCACAACACTGCCTCGAATCGTCGTGAACGCACCACCATCGATGGTGACCCCGCTACTGGCCTTCATGTCGATGTCCGCCTTTGCCTGGATGGTCATCGACCCGCCCGACTCGAGCCGCAGCCGCCGAGCTGCGTACACCGTCAGGTCTTGCTTCGCCCCCAACACGGTGTTGCCCTCTCGGTCCACGGTCATCCGGTACACGAGCTTGTTCACGTCGTGGTACGCGCCGCTCTCCGGATCGATGCCTTGTGGGGCTACGGACACCTCGTAGACCACATCGCCGACTACCCCATTCCCGGTGAGGCCTTTCGCAGGGTCGCCGACCTTTCCGATCTTGACGCGGACGTCGGCGAACTTGTCCTCGGCCCACACACGGAAACTCTGGAAGTGCTCCGTGGCCGACTTCCCCTCGTTACGGCCGGGTAGGATGCCCCAGTACTCAGTGCCCCCAGGGGTGTGGTGGTAGTAGTTCTCGGACACGTCCACCATGGTGTTCGACAGAGGGATGCACATGCGCTGGCAGAGCTCTGTTGAGCCGATCTCCAACACGCCGCCACGCCGGAGGACAACGAAATTACCGTCCCTGCCTCGCAGCACGATGTCTCCGGGATTGTGCCGCGGACGCCCCCCGGCGAACGATGCGCCGGATGGCTTCATGCCGGTAACCCCACGGGACACAGTACCCTCCGGAGCCTCCTCCGATGCAGTGTCCACGTTCTCGAACGCCATCAGAAAGTACGCGACATGCGGAGGTGAGCTGTCTGCCGGCAGGCACAGCATGCACTTCGCATGGAGCTCCGGCATGACGTAGATGCCTTCCCCGTTGGAGTGGTGCAGATAGGGGGCGCCCACCTGCACGTGGAAGAAACGACGTTGGTCGAAGACGGCGTACACGTCGACCGTCCAGTTGACCATGTCGACGTTCACGACACGGCACTCCAGCATCTCCACCTGACCCGGGTTCGCCCCCTCCTTGTGCGTGTAGGACGAGCGAAACCGGGACGGTAGGGGCGGGGGAGATGGCTTCAGAGGCATCAGTAGTAGTGCTCCGGTACGTCCTTGTGGTCGTGAAGCCCGGGCTGCGCCGAGTGCCGCTTCGTCAATCCGAAGCGTGCACCGTACGCCAACCCCGTGATCGGGTGGGTGCCATGGATGTTCGCCTTCGATCCTAGCGCAGCCGCGCCCGTGAGGGTGTCGATGATGCGTCGGTGCTGAAGCTTGGCGATCCAGTCGTCCTGCATGTCGTGAGGGACGGTCTCTACTCCACGGAGGGTCGGGGTGTGCTCGATGAGGGGGCGTCCTGCCTTCTGCAGCTCCTTGTTGAGGCTGTGCACGGACGCCAACGGCTTGAACTCCCCGCGTAGGATCCCGCTGGCACCGCCAGGGTCCACCACCTTCGTGACGCTGGTGAGGCCACGCACCACGGTTTCCAAGTGTCGACGCTTCACGTTCTCACTGGCGTACAGCTTGTGCATCTCGTCCGCCAGGTGGTTCTGTACGACCTCGATACTGCCCGTGGCCTTGTAAAGGTCCCGGGGGTTCACGATGCTACGAGTCGGATCCGACAGGTGGTCTCCCGCTTTCACGGTCTGACCCACGGACAGTCCCGCCCACTGGGAGCCAGCGTGAGGCTTGTGGAGCTCCTGCCCCGCAGGGTCCTTGCCCACGAAGTGCTTGTGCCCGTCGACGTACACGTCCACACCCGTAGGCTTGTGCTCGATCTTGCTGATCGTCCCCGAGCGCATCGCCAGCGTGGCCTGGTTGGGTACCTTCTCCGGCAGGGTGGTGAGCTGCTCGAGCCGCTTGAACCCGCCGATGAGCGTGGGGCCTCCACCGATGGAGGCGGTGCCTCCGGAGTGGAAGCTCTTGAGCATCAACTGCACCGCACGCTCGCCCACCGTCTGGGACGCGATGACCCCGATGTTTGTCCCCAACGGGTGATGGTGCCCGTTGGGCGACAGACCAGCGCACTTCTGGCAGACCCCGTTGCCGTGCTCGCACCTCAACGGGGAGCGCACGAGCACCTGTGCCGTAGGGCTGGCCGCACGGATCTTGTCGACGACCCTGGGGTCGAGGATAGTCCCCGCCGGGACATGCAGCCCTCCGTGAGAGAAGTCACGTGCAAGCACACGGTCGTGCACGTCCGAAGCCGCGCCACTCACCGGTAGCAACACGCCCCTGGAGGTGCCGCAGTCGGGCGCAGCCACCACCGTATTGAGGGTGGACTGCATGATGAGCTTGGTGAGTGCGCCGGGCTCGCTGACCTCCTGCACCTTCTGCACGGAACCCTTACGTGCGCCGTGCATCTGGGTCCAGTACCCCGCGACATCGAGTCCTTCCGAGTAGCTGCGCGTCACCGGCGTGGTGATGGTCTTTCCCGTGGAGTCCTCGAGCAGCATCGGGCCAAAGATCAGCTGCTTGTACTGGTCCCACCCCGGCTTGACCCCCGCCAGGTACATCGTGTGGAGGTTGTTGCCCTTCTCGTGGGGGATAGCAGCGATGTGGGCGCGAAGTTGCTTCTCCGCCTCCTTGTACCTCGCCACGACTTTCGCGTCCGCATCCGGGGTCTTCCCGAACTTCTTCCGGATCTCGGCAACGTCGTGATGCGCAGCGTTGACCACGGGGTCACGCACCTCCGCCAGCGTCTTCATGTCCGCCAGGGAAAGGGAGTGAGCGCCGATGGTCAGGTAGTCCTTGGAGTTGGGGATGGGGACAGTGCCGAACGCGGCGTGGTTACCGATGTCCTTCAAGGCGTCGGCGGATTTGGCGAACTCGGCCTTATGCGACTTTCCGATCTCCGTGTACAAATCGCGGAGCCGGCTCCCATTGATGTGATCGTCCACCCCATGCAGCATCTTGGGCCGCATCGCTTCCGGCAACGCGTCAGCGAGCAACACACGGGCTGCAGTGGTGGGCTTCCCGTTCAACTGTACGATGTCACGCGGACCCATCTTCCCGGACTTGGCGGCTGTCAGGATGTCTTGGGTGGAAGTGAACTTGTGGTCGGTCTTCATCCCAGGCAGAGACATCTTGTAGAGCCCGAGCGCTGAGTCGAGCGAGGGCACGTACATGATCTGACCCGTGCTCTCTGCGAACAGGTTCTGAGACGGCTTCATGCGGTGTGCTTCCTGCACCGCCTCCTTGGAGATCGGCACGTAAGCGCGCATTGTGTCACCGTCGAAGTCAGCGGTGAATCCCCCGCAAACTAGCGGGTGAAGCTTCATAGTGTTGCCCTCGACGAGCTTCACATCGAATCCCTGCACGGAGTACTTGTGGAGTGCGGGGTCACGCTTGATGAGTACGGGGCGGTCGGCAACGACCTTCTCCAGTGCCGCGAACGACTCCGGCCCCGCCTTTGCCAGTACAGCTCGTGCCTCGAGAGGGTGCTTGGCGTAGCCCATCTCTTGAAGCTTCTGCACCACGAACGGTCGGAAGAGCTCGAGCGCCTTGTCCCTCGGGAGCCCGACTTGGTCGAGATGGAGTGCGGGCTCCGGTGTGATGACAGCGGTGAGCGACAAGTCTTGTCGTTTCTGGGTCAGGCGCTTTTGGATGAATCCCTGCTTCGGCGCGGGCCCCGCCAGCAAATGCAGCAACCCCTTGTGCTTTGCATCGGCGTAAGGGATGCCGTCGCCACTGATCTGCCGGATGCTCTCGTACAAGTCCTTTCGTACGGCAGCCTTCACCTCCGGCGCTTGGTCCAGCGCGGAGTGCCCCATGCGCTCGTTCAGGATGCCGACATCTCGGTAGATGCGGTTCACGTCACCCACGTTGATGTTCTTGCCGTCCCCCAGCACGGACACGGGCCGGAACGCGGGCGGGATGACCGCCACGTTCTTCATGATGTACGCGTCGTGGGGGTTGAGCCCAAGACCATCGAGTGCGCGGAGGTACTTGGCCTTCTTGAGGATGCCATCGACCTTCGAGGGCGGGGCGTTGTTCAGCGCCTGGGTGGTAGCCTCCAGCTCCTTCTTGACGTCGATCCCCTTCAGAAGGTGAGCGATGGCGTGCCCCCCGTGGTGAACCGCATCTTTGACCGGGGTCACTTTGCCGGAGGCAGACACCCCGTGGGTGCCGGAGATGATGCCGTGGAAGTGCTCCGCGCTCAGTCCGGTCAACGCGCGAATCGGCCCTTCGAAGATGGGGTTCGGCATCGGCTCGTGAAGCTCGATGCGAGACCACTTCTTTCCGTTGTGACCCCCCGTCAGCTTGACGTCGAACAGCCCGCCCGGGCGAGGCTGGAGCTCTCCGGTCGCCTTGTCGATCTTGGCGTTGACGATGTCACCAGGCTTGGGGAGCACTCGGTTCCCAGCTAGCTCGAGGACATGCGCGTCGGTCAGCGGGCTGGCGATGATCTCGTGCCCCTTCTTCTCGACGTTGATGCCTGACCCCTTGAGCATCTCCGTGAACTTGTGGAAAGCAAACGAGCTCTTGGGAAGAGGAAGCGGAGCCCCCGTCTGAATGGCGTTCCACACATCGACGTGCTGCGATGGCCAGCGCTTGGAACCGTCGGCCTCACGGTCCTCACCTTCTCCCTTGAAAGTCTGAAACTCACGGAGGTTGTGCACGGCACCATGCGCCAAAAGCGCGTACGTACCGAGGGACCCGAGGCGAGATCCCCCCTTCGGCTGCAGGTTCGCGTCGTACTTCTCGTCCGAGGGCACCCCAGGCAGCGTCATGCCGGAAGCCACTCCGATTTTCTTGTCCGACTGGTGAACCAGCTTGAGGATGTGCTGGTGTCCGACCATGACCTTCCCGAGACTCTGCTTGCTGACCGGGTCGATGAGCTCCTCCGTGTCCGTCAGCCCGTGCTTCTCGAGCTCCGACTGTACGTGCGCCACAGCATCGTACCCGTGCTTGAAGTTTGGAACGATGAACGTCTTGCCAGTTTTGAGAGCGATCTTTGACGCCGCTGTCTCCAACAACTGGGAGGGGTTCATCCTACCGGGCACGCCGCTGTTGCCCGAAATCACTACCTTGCCGTTGCGTCGTACCACGAGGACGCCGTTCGGCACCTCCGTGCAGTACACCGTGCCGTCGTAGTCCACCCACTCTTCCGTCTGGTTCTTCTTTGTCTCTTCCGACCAGTTCGCCCAAGGGGCACGGTGACGCGCCCCAATCGAGAGCTCGTAGCACGGGCGCTCCATCTGGCTGCGCATGCGCACCTTTGGCGGATGAACGTTGACGACCATGCCAAGCTTGAATGCAACGAGCTGGATCCCGTCCGCCAGGGCTCGACTCGTCGTGCTAAACCGCATCGTGCCGTGGTGCCCGTCCGACGGTCGATCCCGTCGGCTCCCATCCCCCATGAGGTAAGCGTCGAGGAACACGCGCAGGGAAGCCGCAGGGAGGGATTGCACACTCTCCGGGATGAATCGCTCGTGCTGATACCCAAGCGGCTTCAAAAGCTCGAAGAGGCCCTTGTGGTGAACTCGGATGTCTTCGTCGCCCAAGACGGGGGAAAGCCCGATGCGTGTCAGGAGGGCTACGATGCGCTCGTACTTCTCCGAGTTGGCCGTACGCGACTGAGAGATGGCCACGACGTACCCACCCGACTTGGTCTTTTGGCAGTACCCCTCCGACAGGTACCACCCCATGAGCTCGGCGTAGTCACTCTCCGACAAGTTCAGTGGCTGGTTCTTCGGTCCTGTGACGCACTGAGACCCGGCGGGCACGTGCACCGTGTGTACGGGGGTGCCTTCCCACGAGGCAGCCTTCAGGTGCCGGCGCGGCTGACCAAAGCCTGCCTGCGCCTCCTCCAACTGGAAAGTGCCCGGCGGCACGGAGCCCAAGTCGATAGGGCCCAGTGCCCCAGGTACTCGCTTCGCGACGAAGTTCTTGTGGTTGGGGGTCACACACAAATCGAGCTGCGCGTTCTTCAGCCGGTACATCTTTCCCGTGTACCTCCAGCGGTACACGCCCTGCACCGGACGCTGGTACTCGAGCCGGAGCGTCGTCGGGTTGATCGTGGCGAAGATGTCCTCGTCGACCAGCTCCGGACCTCGGACCCAACCGCGCCTGGTCAAAAACTCGGTCTTGTCGTCATAGCAAGGGTTGAGTGCTACTTCGATGGGCGATCCGTCTGGAGTGTGAGGCATCATGTGGTCAGGGACGATCATCGAGATGACGCCCTTGTTTGCGTTCGCGGACGACAACTTGTCTCCGACCCTCGCCGCTTCCGTGGTCTTCACATGCACGTGCACACCGTCCTTCGACCGGTGCACGCTTACGACCTCACCCTCGACGTCCCCATGCCACCGCAGGGACTTGTCGTTGTGCGCCCCCGTGAGCGCACGATTGATCGACCTCGCATCCATTCGGGACTTGAGGTCGTACGGGGACATCGCGAGGACCATAGGGTCCCCGGGACGCAGCTTGCTGCCCACACGCACAACACCGTCATCGCCGATGTTCTCGACCTGGTCTTTTCGGTACCCTCCGCCGACGTGGTACAGGAACTTCTTCTTGTCGAGAATCGTCTCCGGAGTGACCGTGAGCTGGTCCTTGTACATGTGGTTCGAGGTCAGCTTCTTCGCTGCCGTCTCGGACACGACCACCCCATCTTCGAAGTTCAGGCCACGGAAAGGGAGGTACGCAACACGCAGGTTCTTTCCAAGCGCCAGCGTGCCGTTCTTCGTGTAGTTCGTGTCCGCTAGAAGCTGGCCCTTCGTCACCTCGTCCCCGACCTTCACCACCGGGGTGGAGTGCAGGGTCGACTTCGCGTCGTTGAGTGGGAAGTGGTTGTAGATCTGCACCTCCTTCAGCCCCGCCTCCGTCTGGATGTGGATGCCGTCCGGCTTCACCGCCACGACTTTCCCGTTGAACGGCGAGATGTGCGCGCTCTGCCGCCCAATGACGTCGTGAAACGTCCGAAGGTGTGGATTTGAGTGACCCGAAGCCGCTTGTACGAGCGGGGGCTCACGGTCCGTAAGTGAGATCGCCTGCTCGATGTGACGCGTCGCCATCGAGGCCCGGTTACCCGACACGTTGGCCAGGAATGGGATCAAGTTCGTGGTGGTGGAGAACACCTGGCTCGGGTGGCGCATCACGTAGTGCGCCTTGTGGAAGGGCATCACCTCGATCTCGTTGTCCTTGCCCGCCACCTTGACGTCCGCAGCGACCGGGACCGGTGTGCCGTTCTTCCACGACACCTGATCGGGCAGGACCACGTGGGACGTCAAGAACGTACCCGTGTCCACCATCTCGGGCGCACCCGTGCGCAGGTTGTACACCGAGATTTTGGCGTCCTTGCCCACCTTCTGAAGCCCCAGAGGGAGACGGAGGTTCACCCCTGTACGCCCGGATTCCGGGGTAACGACCGTGTCTTGGAAGCCCAAGTGTGACCGGTTGATGAGCTTCACCGAGTCGAGGATCTTGTCCTCACTGGTGATGCCACCTGGGCCGAGCACCGTTGTCTGGAAGTTCTTCCCGATCATCTCGACCGGGTTGATCTGTGCTGCGAGCTCCGACGCCGCGTTGTCCGTGAATGTCTCACGCAGCGGCGCGTTGAACAGACCGGGCGGGATGATGCGGCGAAGTGTAGTCCCCGAAGTGAGTTGCCGACCGACGCGCTCCCGCACGGCCTTACCGTGTGCTCGGATCTTGTCACCAGCGAAGTCCCCGATGGAACGCAGGCCCTTGAACACGAGAGAGTCCTTGTCGTCCTCGGGAGCTCCCCCGTGTACCTTCTGCAGCTTCTCGATGCTACGAAGGAGCGTGTCCGCGGTGACATGAGACATCTCCGCGCCGAGCGTGTGCTTCGTGACCTGCGGGTCCATGACGGACTCCTTCATCTGGTCTACGAAGTGCGCATGTGCCGCCTCGTCGGACTCCGCGTCCTTCCGCGTGGTCGTCTTGTAGAACTGGCGCAAAGCTGACCCGACACCGCGCGCGTCCCGCATGGACTCGAACGCCACCTTACCCACGCGCTTTTCGATCTCCGAATCCGACGCACCCAACGCTTTGAGGAGCGGGTACACGGGGATACGCGCTGACTTGACCTCCATCTCCACGTTGCTGGTTTCCGGGTGGAAGGTCAGGTCGAATTGGTTCCGATTCAGCACGTTGAACCGCGTGGACAGCTCGCCGTTCTGCCCGCGTTTCGTGTACGCACCTGCGCGTGACTGCCACTGGTTGGCTACCTGGTACTCCTTACCGCCAACGATGTACGAAAACCGGTTCGTCATTTGCGGGAGGTCGAGGAGATGCAGCTTGCGCTCCTCCACGACTTTCCCCGTCTCGTTCTCCACGAGCTGGAGGTTCCCGTACAGTGGCACTGAGTACGACCCACCGTCCACCCGCTTCTGGTACTGCGAACGAATGTCGTTGGGGTCGAGGCGCTGACCCAGCGTCGTCCCGGCGAGCTTCACCGTGTACTTCTTCCCGACGATGGGGAAGTGGGAGGCGAGGGCCTCCGAGGTCTCCGTGTGCAGGTGATCGAAGGCGGAGTTGGGGTCGGAGTATGCCACGGGCCAAGACTAGGCGGCCTGGGGCGCGCACGCAATAGACGTGCAAATTCCTCGATAAGAATGACGCAGGAGCACTCAGTAGATGTTCAAGTACGCCGTGTTGTTTGGTGTCCTGCTCGGACTCCACTCGTGGCTCACGCGCAACAAGGGAGGCACATGATCGTACACCCCACGCGTGACCGCCACCTCATGGGGATCATTCCGGGCAGCCGCATCCTCAAGGAAACGTTCAACCTCATCGGCCACGAGATCGTCGACCGGCAGACTCCCGGCGGAAAGTGGCTCATCTCCGGTGTGTACGCACCGATCGCCGGCCGGAAGCCCCAGGGCATCCGCGTCAAAGTCACGAACCCAGTGACCCAGGCGGTGACGTTCGTCGAGCAGATCTACCTCGAGGTGGCGCTCTCAATCGCCGAGCCCGGCTCGTACTGCCTTTGGTCCCAGTCCGCGTACCCCGTACCGGGCTCCGCGTCGTTTCACGCACTGGTGTGTGACGACGACGACCTGGAGGACGACCTCTACGACAGGGAGCTCATCCACCGCGACCTTCCGGACCCCTTGCCCGAAGGGTCTACGATCGAGCGCACCTACCAGTCCGAGCCCGGCGCGGTGTTCCACGAGATCCTGACGTTGGTGAACGGGCCCGCAAACCGTGGCCCGAACTCTCTCGGCATCCAGAACATCGACGCCCGTTGGAAGCGGGTAGAGCGGAGCAGGCGAGCATGAGACATGTCAGCCGTCCTGACAGAGACATCGAGGACATCGAGTGCCCCCACTGCACTGACCCGCTCCAAACGGAGTCGGACACGGTGGTGCTCGAGGTCGTAGACGCATACCGTCACCGCACGTCTGAGATCGTGCTGAACGTCGCGGACGGGTACTACTTCGAACCGTACATCGCGCACAAGACGTGCTGGGAGAGCGAGGGGCTCGAGGCGATTCGCCGCAGCAACGCCGACAGCCCACCGCTGGCGAGAGACAAACCCGCTCTCCCGCACTGCGCGTCATGCCTCCGCATCTTCGACGATGACACCCGAGTCGTCCGCGTGACGGAGGGCGAGGTCAACGTCTCGAAGACTCGAAAGGACTACACCTTCGTACGCAACGCGAAACCCGACATGTACTGCACGGAATGCTTCGCCCCCGCCGCTGACTCGTACACCGACTGGGTCGAAGAGCTCTTCGAAATGGGCACCTGAACAGAAAGAGAAAGAGGAGAAACATGGACATCAAGAATCTCGACATCCACGGCAACGCGATGGACAACACGCGTTACCTCGAGCGCATCCTTCGCCTGGCCTTCGTCACCCCAAACAAGCGCCGCGGCCCGGCCGACCCCGCGTGTGCGTGGGGTGCGCCCGTCATCCTGTGGGGGGAGGCCGGCATCGGAAAGACCGACCGCATCACGGGCGTGGCCTCCGAGCTCCTCCTGCCGACGTTCGAGGTGTTCGGGTCCTCCATGGAGCCGCCGGACGTCGGCGGCGCGCTGGTCTCCATCCTCGACCCGTCCGGAAAGCGCGAACCCGAGGTGCGGCGTGTGCCCGCTCTCCCGCAGGTGCAGGATGCGGTCAACGCCAAGGAGTCCATCCTGTTCCTCGACGAGATCGGCGATGCGCCGCCCTCCGTACAGAAGGCCATCCAAGGCGCCATCCTGACCCGTCGGTTCGGGAGCCTGCCGCTGCCGAAGGGGGTGCGCACCGTCGCTGCGGCGAACGGCGTGCACCAGGGCGGCATGTTCCGGCTTGGTGCGCCGTTCGCCAACCGGCTCCTGCACTTCGAGATCGCCCGCACGGACGTGTCGACCTGGAGCAAGTACGAGCTCGGTGAGCTCCCCCCGTACTCGAGCCTCGAAACGCTCCAGGAGCTGGAGGGGCAGGTGGCAGCGGGCTGGGAAGTCCACTACCGCTCGGCGGTGCGCGTCATCTCCGAGTACCTGAAACGCAACGAGACGCAGCTCCACCTCCGGCCCTCCGACCCGGCGCTGGCCTCGCGCGCGTGGCCGTCCTCTCGTTCGTGGTCGACCGCTGCCCGCATCATGGCGACCGGCGTCTGCATCAACGAAACCGAGGAGGTGATCGACCTGGCCATGGCCGGCGCCGTGGGCCTCGGGCCGATCTCGGAGCTTCGCACGTACATCCAGGAGCTCAACCTGCCCACGATGGACGAAGTGCTGGCGGGGAAATGGAAGCCCAGCCAGCTGCAACTCGACGTGGCCTACCTGGTGTACGCGGCGATGCGTCAGCGGGTGTACCAGTACAGGGCCAAGAGCACTCCGGCACCGGCGGAGGAGATCAACACCATCTGGACGCTCATGGACCAGGCGGACCAGGCGGGCGTCCTCGACGTGGCGCTGATCGTGGTCGACGAGCTCGTGCACCACCTGAAGGTGGTCACCCCGAACCTCCGCCCGGTCGCAGACCGAATCTCGGCCCAGCGCTCTCGGCTGACCGTGAGGGCTGCGTGAGCGTCGAAGACTTCACGGCGGCCCAGTCCAGGAAGATGGTCGAGGGACGCCTGCTCATCACACGGAAGTTCAACTACTACTCATCTCTCCTGCACAAGCTGAGCGTGCTGCCGGAGAGGGGTGCGTTCACGACGTACACCAACGAGCACATGCAGTGCTTGGTGTCCACGGACTGGCTGGACAACCCCGCGACCACGGGGGAGCAGGTGGCATACCGGCTCCTCCACGACCTCCACCACGTCATCCGTCGGCATACGTTCGACTTGGAAGACAACGGGGAGGATACCCACGGGCTGAACTGTACACGGCTTGGCGCGTGCATGGCGGTCGACACCCACCTCGAGCAGACCGGGTGGGACAGCGGGGGCGCGATACTCCCCGAGATGCTGGGGTGGATGAAGCACCAAACATCCGGGGAGTACAGCCACCTCATTCGGGAATGGGTCATCGCCCACAAGGCGGAGCTCGAAGCTTCGGAGGAGTTGCGCCGAGTAATGGAGGAGTTGGCCAAGCAGATGGCCAAGTGCGCGCCGAAGTCAAAGGAGATGGAGGACAAGCTCGAGAAGGCGTTCATGTACCACCCACGAACGCGCCGCAAGCCCAAGGAAGTGCGGGAAGCAGTCCGACAAACTGCGCAAGCCGCTCGAGGTAAGGTGAGGATACACGCAGGGGACGATTCCGACTTTTGGAATCAAGTCCAACTGAAGCTCGCCCCCGTTCCGCACAGGGTGCCGTGGGAGGAGGTCGTACGCGAGTTTCTGGCCCTTGCGGTCAGCAGCGCTGCGTCCGGCACAACCGACTACAGCTACGCGCTTCCTCCTCGGATCTCCCACGCGTACGGTGGTGTCATCAACCCGCGACTGTGCGGACAAGACCCGGTCATCAACGTCATCCTGGACACCTCCGGGTCGATGGGTGAGACCGACTACCAGATCGCAGCACAGACGGTGCTCGACATGATGTCCGGACTCGGCATCCAACAGTACCGGCTCATCGAGGTGGACACGGGCGTACGTGCAATCCGCACGTACTCCACGCACGAATTCCCCGACGTCGTGCACGGCGGCGGGGGATCGGACTTGACCGACGCGTTGAAGCTCGTGGACCAAATCGACATGCGCTCCAACTTGAACGTCATCCTCACGGACGGCGGAATTGGGGCGAGCCACAGGCCAACCACGCCCTGCGTGGTGGTCTGCACCGTGGGGTCGGAAGAGACGAGGGAAAAATCCCTGCAGAACATGTACCATCAGGTACGTGAGTTGGGGCCCGTCGTGTTCCCATCTCGCCCCATCATCGGAGTGGCCTCCCTGGAGTATGACGATGGGGGCGATGAGGGCGGGGACGATGGGGACGATGAGGTGAGCGCGCCTCCCGCAGTGGGAGACGCGTAACCCACAGGAGGGCGATTGCCCTCCTGTTTTTAGCTACACCGACGCGGACAGGCGTTGCGGGGGGCCTGCCTCAGGCAAGGGACGGCTGTCTACTCCTACCGGGTCGGGCGCCAGCTGTACTCCACGCTGCGCAAGAATGCGGCCCACGAGCTCGGCCAACGGCTCCGACATGGCCTGCACGGCAGCCATCCGCGCCGCCCGGTCAGGTAGGGGCAACGCCTCGATCGCCCTCGCGGTCATGTCCGCGATCACTCGGATGTCCACACCAGGAGGCTGAGCGCCGAGCGGGCTTGCGGACGCCTGCTCCGCAGGGGACCCGCCCGCGGGGGCCTCTGTAGACGCTTGCTCCTCCGGAGAAGGCGGAGGTTGTGCGGGCTGCTCGCCCTCCGGCGGAGGTGCGGCAGCCTGAGGGGGCTGACCCTCCGGTTGAGGCGGCTGCATCATCCCTTGGGCCTGTTGGGTGTACTTTGCCTGGATGACCTGCAGCTCCCCCTGCAGCTTTGCCTGTGCCACTTGCTTGGCACGTTGAGCTCGCATGGAGAGGTCCGTCTCTTTCTCGGTAAGCACCGCCTCCTTCTCGAAGTCGTAGTCCATGCCGCTGAGGAAGGTGGTGCTGCTGAGCAAACCAGACGCGTTCAGCTGGAGCTCGAGCGACTTCCGCTGAAGGTCGTCCGCCATCTTGAAAGGCTGCGCACCCGTCTCCACCTCCGGCCACCCCAGGTAGTCCGCGCAGCTCTTGACGACCCAGTCTCGGAAGTCTTGCTGCCGCTCCATGTACCGCAGGAGAGAGTTCTCGAGCATCCGCAAAGAGGCGTTCGATCCGCTCCAGCTCATCCCGCCGTACACGAATTCGCGCATGACGCCCATGCCAGCCAGGATGGTCTCCATCTGCTGGGTGATCTCTTGCGTCAGGAACATCGTGCGGCCGTCTCCGCCGATGGTCTGATTTCCGATGGGCAGCGGCATGATCGGGATGTAGTTCCGATCGAGTTTCCACCGCTGAATCTCCGTGGCCACCTTGTTCTTCCAGTCGGACAGGTCGATGGAGGAGTAGGGGTCAGACGACCCGCTTCCCGCTTGCGGGAACAGCACGCGCAACGGAAGGACATGCTCGAGCGCGACGGCTTCCTGCGCCTTCTTCATCACCTGGAGGAGAAACAGGTCCTTCAGCACGGGAAGCGTACAGGGTACACCCCACGCCCTGTCAGAATCGGCCAACCCCGGCCGCTTCATGTGGAAGACGAGGTCCGGGTTGAACACCACCGCTTTGTTCTCGGCGATCGCTTGCAGGTAGAGCTGAGGCGTCTCTTCGATGATCTCCTGCCGACCAAGCACGATGTCGTTCTTCACCGACGTCGGGAGGTTGTAGTAGTACGTCTGCCGTCCCGTCATCTCGTTGTACGTCGTATCGATGTTCTCCGGGTTGTGGCGGAGGAGGCGGATGAGGCGCCAGTTGCGCACGTACATGTCCCGTGCAGCGGCCTTTCCATGATGACCACACTTTGGGCACTTGAGCTTGAACGTGTACTCCGACATCGTCCAATGCGGACGAAGGGATCGGGCCGTACCCTGCGCCTTGCACTTCATGCAGATGAGGTGCTTCACGAAGGGGAAAGCGATCGTCACGATCCCATTCCCGTACACGTTGTAGTCCAGGCCGAGCTCGATCTGGAACGTACGGATCTGCAAGATCTTGAACAGGAACGTGCGCCACTTGTCGCGCGTCTTGGTGTCCTCGTGCTTCACCCAGATGTCGGTGACGGGGTACTCCGAGAGCCGGTAAGCGGTCGTCCCCACGATGGCGTTCGTGAGGTAGTAGTACCTCGACCACCGAAAGAGCTGCTTCACGGTGGTGGGCAGATACGTGTGCGCCACGTCGAAGAACGGCGACGGGTACATCATGCCGGGCTGCAGGCCACCGGAGATGCGCCCCTGTGTCATCCCCCCGTACCGCTGGGGGGTCAGGTTCACCGTCGAGGCAGTCGGACCAAAGAAGCTCATGAGTTACCCGTCAGCATCGAGCTGGCCAGCATGTTCGGGAGGATGGGCAACCCGCCGGTGAGGATCCCTGCCCCCGAGTGTAGCGCAGCTCGGCCCACTCGCTTCAGGCGGTCACCCTGCTGGTCCCCTTCCTGTGACCGTGCGGCCATCCCAACACCCAGCCCGGAAAGGCCGAGCGTCAGACCCTGCGTCCCGGCGTCCGTGCCCTTCAGCTGGTGGTCGAGAGCCGCACGCGCCGTATCCAGCGGAGCGTTCACGGCTGACCGCGCAATCCCTGGCAGACTGGTCAACCCCATCGCCTCCGCCCGGCGCGCAGCCGCCAATCCCTCCGAGGCCCTTGAGATGTCGTCCCGGTGGCGAGCCGCAACCTGCTCCGGCGTTTTCCCACGGAACTGCTCCCATCGGTTGGCGGTAGGTGCCGATCCCTTGAGCTGGTCCAACGTGGCCTTGCGGTGCTCGGAATCCATCCCCAAACCCTTCAGGCCGTCCACGTTCGTCGCGCCGGTGAGCCCGTGAACTTGACGCTGCCCGAATCGCGCAAGACCGGAACTCTCGGTCAACCGACTCCGAATGGCCTCCATCTTGTCGGGGGACATGCGCGAGCCAACAGCGCCGGCCAAGCCGCCCACGCCAGCGCCTACCCCTGCGCCTAACAGGCCCCCTTGGAGTGCCTGACCACCACCCGCCCGAACCGAATCCAGCACCCCAGCGCCCTCTTGTCGGGCAGCCCGATACCCACGAACGCCGCCAGCAAGCGCACCAATCCCAGCGCCTACACCTGCACCAACCCCGCCAAGCGCACCCGCGGACATCAACGCCTTGGATGCGGCAGCCGGTAGGATGTGGGGAGCGGCGGCAAGCTTGCGAAGCTCGTCATGAAAGTAGTGCATCGAGGTGGGCGTGAGGACTGGATACATATTCCACCTATCCGATGGCCTTGAGTTGGTTGCGCAGGAGGGTTTCGTCGTCGCGTAGTAGCTGCTCGAGCGCATCACGTCTACGGCGTTGCTCAGTTGCCGGGTTGTCTGGGGACGTGGAGGCCGGGAGCTCGCTCGGTAGCCCGTACAACTCTGGCTGCATAGGCACGAACGACAGTAGCTTCGGCAGGTAGTGCACATGCTCGTGGACGAACAAGGCCTGCAGGTACAGTTTGACCTCGTTCTCCCACTCGATGTCTTCCCGCAACGCACGGGCGATGCGCACGGCCATCACCGCCTGAGAGGCGGTGGGCACCTGCATGACTGACAGATCGATGGGTACCCCGTGCAGCCCCATCGTGCACCACACGAACACCTCCCACCGGGACCAG